TAAAAGCACAAACTTGCGGCATTTTGTATAGTATATCGGACATTATCCGAATTAGTGCATAATAATGCACAATAGAAAACCTTAATTTTGCACAACGCTTTACACTTTAACTCAATTTCACTTTACACTTTATGGAATCAGCAGATAAACTAATCCAATCAGTAGAACTTTGGGCAGACCAGCGAGGTCTACTCGTACCTGATAACCGACCACGACAGATGCTCAAGGTTATGGAAGAGGTGGGAGAAACCGCAGCAGCACTTGCTCGAGGCAACCGCAGAGAACTTAAAGATGGAATCGGAGATTCTATCGTTACTCTTATTATCTTAGCAGCTCAGTCGGGCTTCACCGCTACTGAGTGCCTGGAAGCAGCATACAACGAAATCAAAGGCCGTAAGGGTAAAACCGTAGACGGTGTGTTTGTCAAGGAATCAGAATGAGATACTTGACCAACGTATATCTCGAGAGGGAACGTGAGATTCTTCTTGAGGCTCTGGCCTATCACGAAGTATTGATGCGAAGAGTATACACACGACTATTAGAAATCGAACAACAACTTAACTATGAATCAGGAACTACAGATGATTTACTTGTACCGAGTTCAATTGGCTTGGAAGGTGACCTCGGGGAAGTCATACATCAACCACTACAAGGGGACTAAAGACCGACCCTACGAGTTTGTATCACGAGCAAAAAGCCTTGAGGATATAAACCGAAACCCAGAAATCATCTATCAGATGATGTTGCAGAACGGACTCGTAGGCAAGAAGATTAAAGACTTCTATGTCAAAGAGTGCTACGAGCAACGACCTATTTCACAATCCTTCGCACACAAAGAAGAAAACTACAACCAAGAATTTAAGCAATGAGAGAATTTATTTTCGATATCGACAAAGTCAAAGAGCAGCTTTTTGAACTTCGTAACGATGGTATGAAAAAGGGTGAGTGGGTTGGATTCCACTCGCTCTTCGACAAGTATTCCGTTAAGCGTGGCAGCACTACCTACATCTACGCAGGAGCGCACCAAGGGAAGTCTCAGTTCGCCTTTGAGATGATGATGAACCTAGCCGAGTATTCTGGCTGGAAGTGGGCAGTATACTCACCCGAGACAGGGAGTCCTGTTGATGTGTTTGCTGAACTCGCTTGGGTGTATTTGCGTAAGCCATTCCTACTCAACGACAAGGTAACTGCATCCGATGAGGAGGCTACTCGTGCTATTGACTTTATCAGTAAGCACTTCTACATCATTGACTCTGGTCTTCAAGACCTTACAATCGAAGGATTCTACACTGCTGTTGCAGACATCGAGGCTCGTTACGACATCAAGATTGATGGCTGTTCCGTTGACCCATTTACAGAAATCAAGACCGATGTGTCTACAGGTATGCGTGAAGACATCGCCATTGGTCAGATTCTTACTCGCATCCGTAAGCATAGCGCAGAGCGCGACTACCACACCATTGTCACCGTACACACCAAGCACCAACAGGTGAAGTACAAAGACGGAATTCCATACGTTGATGTTCCCACGATGAACGACATTGCAGGTGGTATGCAGTGGTCTCGTAAAGGTATGATGGTCATCAACATTTGGCGCTGTCCATACGGACTAGCCGACAGCAATGGTGTGCCCTACGAGCCTAACCAAGTAAAGATTTCAATCGTTAAGGCGAAGCCTAAGGTTGTTGGTAAACTTGGATGGCTGTATATGTACTACGACCGCCTCACCAACCGATACTACGAGGTTAACGAATTTGATGGAACACGAGTCTATGCACAACCTCTCGCTAGTTAAGGAATACAAGAGGAATTGGGGCAACACTATCTGCCTCTTCCTCTCTATGAACGTAGAACAGATTAAAAGTGCTAATCTGGATGAGCAATTAAATCTGATTTTGAATAGTCAGGTATACAAATTTGATGTTTCTGAGTACACTGGTCACTCAGAGAAGTATGTGTTCTTTAATCCTCTAAGTGGTCGTTTGGTTATCGAATCCAACGGTAAGCAAAAGATATACAAATTTGAAGTATCTTTGTTTGATGAAAATGAAAAGCTCTGAAGAAAAAATTACTGAAGTTGCAAATTCCGTTCGTGATTTGCTGATTTCTAAGAATCGTGCGTATGGGGATTCTGCCCTTAACCCTGTCGCAATCTTTGGCAATGCAGACCCAATCATTTCTTTAACCGCAAGGATTGATGATAAGCTTATGCGTATCAAAAATCGGGGCATTAATGTTGACACAGAGGATACGGTTTCCGACCTAATCGGTTACTTGATTCTTCTGAAGATTGCCTTAAATGATGCTAATCAGAAATGAGCGAGAGCTTTTTAACTATCTAAAAGAGACGCACATCTCCGACTTGGAGACCTGTCGTGATGAGTTCAGCTTCTACGACTGCTACTCCGTCGACACCAACTCAGACATCGAACTAAAGTGCCGTAAAACACACTACGATGAGCTTCTGATAGAAAAATCAAAATACGACAACCTACTTTCAAGGGCGTTGGAGTTTCGTACAATCCCATTGTACATTAACTCTACGCCTTTTGGCGTTTATGTGTTTAATCTCACAGAATTGCCAGTTCCTATGTGGGAAGAGCGCAGAATGCCAAAGACAACAGAGTTCTCCAATCGAGAAAAGATTATCAAGGTTGTTGGGTACCTGAACATCCGAGACTCTAAACCTCTGGAGAGTTGGAAGAAATAATTTTAACCCTGCCCAAGCCACCAAGCCTTAACAAGATTTATGCTGGTGTTCACTGGGCAATTAGACTCAAATACAAAAATGATTACAAAGCAGCAATTAAAGAACAGCTTGCCCTTTTTGATAAGTTTACCTGTGAGAGCTATAGTTTGGATATTAGCTACAACAGCCGTCTTGATATTGATAATGGCATTCTTGTTTCAAAGTTTTTATCTGATTGCCTTGTCCAAGAGGGGTATGTTGCGGATGACACTCCAACGTACTTTAAATCGGTTAAAATACAATTCGAAGGAAGTCTTCCAAAAAATACTTACATCGTTAGAATCAAAATAACTGGATATAAATTAGATGGCTGCTAATTATTACACCGACCCAAAAACAAAAGAAGTCATTGACAACAAGTTGATGGAGATGGCTTCTCTATTTGCAAATACAGGACAAGACTCAACCCTCAAGGAGATTAAGGAGGCGTACAGGAAAGAGTGGAAACTAATGGATGAAATTGCTGAAATCGACCCAGAGTTCGGCAAGATTATCCGCCCTTACGCCGACAAAGAATGGACGAGTCTTACGAAATCCTAAGCCAAGCAGAGGCTGACTTCCTTATTGAACTTTACGAGCAAATCAGAACTCGTATCGTTAACCGTGTGCCAGTTACTGTCGTTGGCATCGCAAGGGAGATGAAGATTAGACCCTCTGAACTCGCAGACTACCTGCCTGAGATTCTATTAATGCTTAACTCCTTAGAGGATGAGATACGACAAGGCAGAGATAGAGATTGAAGCCATTAAGTCTGTCGAGAAAGGTCGTATAACAGAATCGTTAGGTCGGTTTATTCTAGACCGAGCTGGAGAGATAGCAAATTCTTCGTTTAGAGCGCCTGAAAACCCTGAGTTGATACAGGTACTCATTGATGAGGCAGTTATGCGCTGTTGTGAGAAATTTCTGCACTATTACAGGCCAAATGAAAGCGCAGCGAACCTAATCATTTCGATGATATTCTCTGCGATGTACAACAAGATGACTTCGCTTAAGTGGAGTGATGTTTACGGGCAAAAGATTTCTGGCAAGGTGCGAATCGTTGAAGACGGCATCGTGGTTATGAAGTACCTTCGCTACACGAAAGATGATAATGTAAGTAAAGACCTATGACACTATATGAAACTTGGCTAATCGTTGTAGCCACAGGATTGATGTACGCTTATCTGTACATCTTTGAGCCGTTCGTTCGGTTCATTGACAATAACCTAAACTTCAAGCCATTCAATTGCGTACTATGCACCAGTTTCTGGGGCGCTGTACTTTTTGATTTGTTGCTTGGGATTGATGTGATTTACGCAGCATTCTCCGCACTTGTAGCCGAAATGGTTTACCGCAAGTTGGTAAATTAATAGTATGGAACAAGTTGTTTGGGTTAGTAGTTGCACTTGCCACGGAGACAAGTGTTCCTGTCACTATTTGTATAACGATAAAGAAAACGAAGATGCCAATTCCAGTACCAACGGAGAATGAAAATAAACGCCAATATGCAGAACGCTGTATGGGTGATTCAGAAATGGTAAAAGACTATCCAACCACAGCACAGCGATACGCAGTCTGTATGGTGCAATGGAAAGACAGCATTAAGGGAAAATAGAAAAGGGGGCGCAAGCCCCCTTCTCATTCACACACAATTCTAAAACTACCTAGTCAACTTAACTAACCAAATAATCAATAGCCCTGTAAAGATAATCAAAAAAAGCACACTAACAGCTTTTGTGCTTTCTGCAAATCGATTTTCTTTTTTCTCTTCCGTAATAGTCTCTACAATAACGAGAGGCATACGGACGGTATCTGGTGGACAGTCAACCTGTAGGTAGACAAGACTGTCTACATATTCAACCTTTAGCTTTACGTTTTCTTTGTAAATCGTTGTGTCCTTGTACAGTCTCAGGGTGTCTGTCAGTTTTCGCTCTTTGGTCACAATTACTGTGTCCCTGACAATCACACTCTCTGGGATAAGTTGTGCAGTAGCTCGGCATCCGTTAAGACCCGCAAGAAGTACACTCGTCAGGATTATCGATATTACAGGTAGGTTGAGGTGCTTCTTCAAGTTCATTTAGCCAGTTGTCAAAATTATTATCACTCATAAAGGTAGGTATTTAGTTTTACCGTTCAGTTTAATTGCTTTAAGTTTTTCTTTTCTGTTGTTGCCTTCTCGGTAGCTAACGTGAACCCAAGCAGGATTACCGTTTTTGTCTGGGAATTCAGAGATGATTTGGTCAAACTCTACGTTTGCAATAATCCAATCCAACAAACGCTTTTGTCCTCCACTCATCATAAGGTCAGCAGCCTCACCTTTGGTATGCTGGCTGCTAGATGCACCACCCACCTTAGCATTAACAGCAGGCGCTCTAAATGCACTTGTAACACGAATAGAGCCAAGAGCATCACGAGCTGGCTGAAGTACGTTAATAGCTAACTGCCTTAAGTTCTCTATCTGCTCTTCGTTTG